CGAGGATCTCCTCGAGGGCCGCCTGTTCGGCGAGGCTGTCGACAAGCTTCAGGGTCGAGACCCGATGCTGGGCCTCGACGAACCGCCATGCCGGGCCCGCGTAGGGCCGCGCCTCAGAGCGGAGCGCGTCTTGCGTCCAGATAGGTCGTGACATCGACAAGCCCCTGCACCTGCGTCATCCGCTCCACGGGCCGCGCCGCGAGCGCGGTGTTCGGGGCGGCCAGCCACCGCCGCGCCACCGCCTCGTCGCCCCCGGTGATCGCGTCGAGCGAGCGGAAGGTCCGCACAAGAAGGGCTGCAAGCTCGAAGGGCTTCGAGCCCGGCTCAAGCAGGCTGTCGCCCCGTTTCCAGCGCGAGACGGTCGCCTCGGAGACGCCGACGATGTCGGCCAGTTGTCGGCCCGACAGGCCGAGCCGGTCTGCCGCCCGCAGCGCGGCCTTGGTCAGCACGGCGCCAGCCTCGGGATTTCGGGCGATGTGATGGGAAAGGGTCATGACTTTCTCCTGTCTGAGGAAAACATAGTATCAATTCCTTTCTGAGGAAAGAGAAAACATGCCAGACGCCCTCTCTGTCGCGCTTGCGGCGCTCTTCGCCGATCCGAACATCGGGCGAGATGCGGTCTACACCGCCGACGGTGGTGGTGCGCCTCTGTCCGTGCGGATCGTCGCGCGCCGGGCCGATGATGTGACCACTTTTGGCGAGGCGCGCCTCTGGTCCGAGACCACCCGTGTCGACCTGCGCGTGGCCGAGGTGCCAAATCCGCGCCCCGGCGACCGGATCGAGATCGACGGCGACGCCTTCCTCATCCAGGGCGAACCCGTCCGCGATCGCGAGCGGCTGGTCTGGACCGTCGACCTGCGGCCTGCGTGATCGCGATGAAGCTGCGTGCTGACATCGAAGGTGATCTGGAAGCGCTGATGGCGGCCGAGTTCGCCGCGGGCGAACGGGCAGTGTCGAGCGCGATGCGCGCGGCGGGCGAAGGGCTCAAGACTGCCTGGCGGGCACAGATCACTGGTGCAGGACTTGGGACCCGGCTCGCCAACACCATCCGGGCGGCGCATTACCCGCGGGGACAGCCCAGCTTGAATGCGGCGGCGCTGGTCTGGTCCAAGGCGCCGGTGATCGTGGGCGCGCATGACACCGGGCCGCTGATCCGGTCTCGGAATGGTTTCTGGCTGGCGATCCCGCTCCCGGCGGCGGGCAAGTCGACCCGCGGGGGACGGATCACCCCCGGTGAATGGGAACGGCGGACGGGGCTCAGGCTGCGGTTCGTCTATCGCCGCCGGGGTCCGAGTCTGCTGGTCGCTGAGGGGCGGATCAGTTCAGCGGGACGCGCAGTCGCATCGCGATCGAAAACTGGGCGCGGGCTCACCAGCGTGCCGGTCTTCCTGCTGGTCTCGCAGGTCAAGCTGCCGAAGCGGCTGGACCTGGCGCGGGATGCGGAGCGGGCGGCGGAGGGGTTGCCGGGGATGATCGTGGCAGGATGGACAGTGTCCTCATGAGACCGACGCCGTTGGGGGCCTCGTGGCAGATCATCGGTCAGTCAGCGCGTGCAAAGGCGCGGAAGGGATTGTCCTCGGTCAGTTGCCGGATCGTGGCGTCATCGACTCCGGCCAGAACCAGTTTGGGCAGGAATACCGTGTTCAGGTGAGTATAGGGGGTGGGCGTGCCGCCTCCCGGTTTGGCGGGGTCGTACCAGCCGGTATCATGGCTCAACAACAGCTGCTGCCCGAAACCGGCATCAAGGACGCCCGTCACGAGATCGATGATCGCGCCATCGTCACCGCGGCCGACATGATCGTATTCGATCCAGGCTCCGCGCGCGGCGGCAGCGAGGTTCAACCCGAAATCCTTCTCCTCCTGCGTGTGAATCGAGATGAACCGGTCGGCCCTGTAGCCTTCAGCCTCGATGATATCGAGTTGGTCCATAACGACGCGACCCCTGATCGTATGGCTGCCGATCACGGCACCTGTGCGGACGCCGGCACGCGCCGCGGCCCTCAGGATGCGGGTCTCGAGTTCGGTCAGACCGTCATCTCCCGCGCTGAGCTTGATCCATCCCGCCCGGAAATCCGCCTCATCAAACCGCACGGTCAACTCGCGGACCATCCAGTCCTCGAGTTCAGTGTCGGACATCGCGCGAACACGGTCCTCGATCCAGGGCTCGCGATAGCTGCCTGTCGGCACGACAATCGGAAACCCTGTGGCCATTGAGACCGCAAGGTCGAGATCTGCGCGGCGTCCCACGCCGGTCGTCGAACATTCGACGAGGGCCGTGACGCCGAGTGCCTTGATCCGCTCGATCTCGGGGGCCATCAGGGCCACGACGTCGTTCTCTTCGGCCTGTCCATAGCCGGGCTGGTCGGGGGTGCGAAGGTCAACGAAGACATGCTCGTGCGGCAGGATCATGCCAAGCTGGTCACGGGTCAGTGGTCCAAGCGTGGTGTAAAGGCGGTGCATGGTTCAGGTTTCCCACAGAAAGCGTCTGACATTCCGCAACCGGTCTGTCTTCCTCTGTCAGTCTTGACGGATCGAGTGCAGGATCAAGGGGTTTGTCATGGCCGGCACCGGGCAAGGTTCGACTTCCCACAGCAGCTTCTGTCCCACTGGAAAGATGGACGTGACATATGCCCACCTCCCGCGAAACCGTCCTCGCCGCGCTCTTCGCGCGGCTCTCGGCGCTTCCCGCCACCGTGCTGCGCGGTGACGTCGTGCCCGAACGGGTCCCGGCCGCGGGCCTGTTGATCTTGCGCGATGGCGAGCCGGGGGAGCCCGAGGTCACGTTGTCGCCCCTGCGGTACCACTACCAGCACCGCGCCGAGATCGAGGCAGTGGTGCAGGGTGCAGCCCGTGACGCCGCCTTCGACAGCCTTTGCGCCGACATCGGGTCGGCACTTGCCGCCAACCGCACGCTGGGCGGGCTCTGCGACTGGATCGAAGCGGAGGCGCCGCGCCCGGTCGACCTGCGTGTCGAAGGTGCTGCCAGCCTGAAAGCGGCGGTGATCACCGTTGTCCTGCACTACGCCACAGCTGACCCGTTGACCTGAAACTTCGCGGGCATTTGTCCGTGCGATCCCCTTCCCCCATCGCTGAGGAGACTTCCCATGCCCCGCCAGACCGGCGCGCGGACGCAGGCCGCGCTTGCCTTCGAGACGACCTACGGGACGGCCCCGGCCTCGGGCTACCGTCTCTTGCCCTTCGCGCGCGAAACGCTGGGGGCGGAGCGGCCGCTGCTGGCCAACGAGGTGCTGGGCTTCGGCCGCGACCCGCTCGCGCCGCAGCGCGATGCGATCACCGCGGATGGCGAGATGGTGATCCCGCTCGATGTGGAGACCCTCGGCCTCTGGCTGAAGGCGGCCTTCGGGGCGCCCGTGACCACGGGGACGACACCGAAGGTGCACACGTTCCAGTCCGGGGCTTGGTCGCTGCCCTCGATGGCGATCGAGATCGGCATGCCGGAGGTGCCGCGCTTCGCGATTTACACGGGCGTGATGCTGGACCGGCTGTCCCTGTCAATGGCGCGGACCGGGCTGCTCACGGCGACGGTCGGCCTGATGGCGCAGAAGGAGACGGTGGCGACCGTGACCGGGGCGGGGACGCCCACCTCCTTTGCCTACCAGCGCTTCGGCCATTTCAACGGGGCGATCACGCGGGACGGGGCGGCGCTCGGCAACATCGTCTCCGCGGACCTCACCTATGCCAACAACCTCGACCCGGTGGAGGTGATCCGGGCGGACGGGGCGGTCGAGGGGTTCGATCCGATGGTGGCGGCGCTGACCGGGTCGATGGTGGTGCGCTTCGCCGACACGACGCTCGTGACGCAGGCGATCAACGGCAGCCCCTGCGAGCTGAAGTTCGCCTGGGAGATCGGGGCGAACGCGAAGTTCGAGTTCACCGCCCACGCGGTCTACCTGCCGCAGCCGCGCCTGCCGATCGAGGGCCCGGGCGGAGTGCAGGCGACCTTTGCCTGGCAGGCCGCGCGCGCCACGAGCCCCGCCCGCCTCTGCACCGCCGTTCTCACCAACACAGTGGCCACGTACTGATCATGCTGCGCATCTCCTTCCGGACCGAGCCCTTCTGGCTCGACCTTCCCCATGGCGTCCGTCTGCAGCTCCGCCCGCCTGGCACCGCCGTCATCCTCGCGGCGGGGGCAGAGCTTGCGGCCGCGCGGGCGAGCGGTCACGCAGGGGACGAAGGTCGCGGCGATCGGCCGGGGCCCAACTCGGAGTCCGGGCCTTCTTCTATCACGCCGGATGCCACCCCGAGGCCCGCCATGGCGGATGACCTCGCCAGGGACCCGGCGGCTGACCTAGCCCCGAACTCGTCAGCAGACACCGGCCGCCTCGCCTTCACCTGCGCGGTGGCGCGTGCGGCGATCCTCGCTTGGGAGGGCGTCGCGGATGCCACTGGTGCGCCGCTCCCCGTGAGTCCCGCCGCGGTCGACGGACTGATGGCACACTGGCCGGTCTTTGCCGCCTTCGAGCGGATATACCTGCAGCCTGCACTCCTGGTGGTCGCCGAGGGAAACGGCTGAACGCCCTCGCCGACTGGCATTTTGGCGGGGGCATTGCCTATTGCGCGGCCTGCCCTGCGCGCTGCGTGGATTGCCCGCGCGTCCTTCACCGGCCCGAGAGCTATGAGGGACAGCTCTTCGCCGAGCTCATCCCGCGTCTCGAGACCCAGCTCCGCGTCGTCGTCGGCGCAGATGGTCTTCATGTCCTCGGGATCGACATCGTGGCCGCCCTCGCGCTGGCCGACGCGACGGGTCTCCCGCCCGCTGCCGTGGCGGAATGGCTGCCGGCTGTCGAGGCGGTCGCCGTCCGCGCGATCAACCAGCGGATCCGCGATGCGGCGCCTTGAGCAGGGAGCCGGGCTCCCCGACCATCCTGCCCCCCAACCTTGACCCCAACCCGTGAGCCCGGTCGCCTGAGACTGGTCCCCGATCCACCCCTGATCGAGAGACCCCATGGCTGAGAAGAAAGTCAGCGTCCGGCTTTCCGCCGAGGGCGGCCGCCTCGTGCGGGCCGAGCTGCAGGGCATCGGCAAGGCTGGGACGCAGGCCTTCGGGCAGGTCACGCTGGCGCAGAAATCCGCGGCCGAGAGCGCGGCAGTGTTCACGGCGGCGCTCGACCGGGAAGACCAGGCCTTCCGCGACCTGCGCGCATCGCTCGACCCGGCCTATGCGTCGACGCAGCGCTACGAGGCCGCGGTAGAACAGGCGACGCAGGCCGTACGGGCCGGGGTGGCCACACAGGAGGAGGCGAACCGCGTCATCGCGCTGGCGCGGGGACGCCTGGACATGTTCGGCGGCGCGGTCGCGTCAGGCGGGCGTGGTCTCAACGCCTGGCGGGGCCAGATCCAGAACACGGCCTTCCAGCTGCAGGACTTCGCGGTGCAGGTGCAGGCGGGCACCGCCGCATCGACCGCGCTGGCGATGCAGCTGCCGCAGCTACTTGGCGGCTTCGGCGCGATCGGCGCAGTGATCGGTGCGGGCGCCGCGATCGGCATCCCGCTTCTCACGATCGCGATGCGGGATAACGGGGTCGAAGCAGCTACACTCACCGAACAGATCGATGCGCTGACACAGGCCGTGTCGGCATTGGAGAGTGCGAACGAGGCCGCCGCGGCTTCGACCAGCGATCTCTCTCGCGCCTATGGCCTCGATGCGGAGCAGGCGCAGCGCTTCCTCGCAGTGCGGACCGAGATCGCGCGCATCGAGGCCGAGCGGAAGCTGGCAACAGCACGCGACAGCTCGGTCGCCCAGTTCGGCGACTTTGGCGGCCTGTCATCGGAAGGGTTCCGCGCGGCGGCAGAGCAACTGGCCGCGCTCGAGGCCCGGATCGCGGCCCTGCAGGCCCGTCGCGCCGAGATGCTGGCCTCGGACGAAGGCGGCAACTTCATCGACATCGAGCGGGAGCTCGCCGATCTGCAGAACGCGAGGGCCATCCTCGGCCGGGTCGAGGGCGACATCCGGCGGCTGCAGGAGACGTTTGGCATCACCCGCGCCGCGGCGGCGGGTCTCGCGGCGGCGGTCATCGCGGTCGGAGAGGCGGACGGACCCGCGCAGGCGGCGGCTGCGGCGGAGGAGCTGTCGGTCCGCCTCGCACAGGCCACCGACAACTTCCGCTTCGCCACCGACGAGGGGCGGCAGCTGGGGCAGCAGCTGCTCGAGGTCGTGCTGCAGGGCTACCGGATCGAGGCGCTCGATCTGGCTTCCCCGATGTCGGCGGCCGTCGGCGTCGCAGGAACGCTCGGCCAGACCCTCGCGGCCGCGGCCAACGCCGCCTGGGACATCGCAGCGGGGATCTATGCGGCCGCGCCGGGAGCCGCCAACCGCGCGCTTGGCGACGACGAGCGCGGGTCGCAGCGCGAAGTCGCCGACATGAGCGCCAATGGCCTTGGCGACTTCTACGCGAGCCAGGGGCTGGCCGCCGCGCGTCGGGCGTCTGCGGTCTATCTGGCGCCACCCCGGGCCAGCGTCGGGGGCGCGCCGGGTGGCGGCGGAGGTGCTTCGGTTGATCAGGGCCTGTCGCCATGGTTCGACCCGGAGCAGGAACAGATCGTGCTCGACGCGCTGGATTCCCTGACCGCGGCGCAGGACCGCTACAATGACAGTGTCCGCGACGGGGCCGAAACGGTTGCCGACCTCTTCACCTCCATCGTCGACGGCTCGAAGAGCGCGACGGAGGCGCTGGCCGACCTGCTCGCCCAGATGGCGCAGGTGCAGATCCAGAAGGCGTTTCTCGGGCTGGCGGAGAGCGGCAGCACGATGGGCATGCTCTTCAGTTCGCTGGGGGGCGCGCTGAGCGTGCCGGTCGGGACCAATGCGCAAGGCACAGACTTCTGGCGCGGCGGGCTCACCTGGGTCGGCGAGCAGGGGCCCGAGATCGTCAACCTGCCCCGCGGGGCGCAGGTCTTCGACGCAGCCACCAGCCGCAGGATGGCAGCAGGGGGAGGGGAGAGGCAGGCCGTGAGCATCACCAACCACTACACGATCGACGCCCGCGGGGCCGAGGCAGGGGTCGAGGCGAAGATCGCCCGCGCGATCGAGGCGCAGAACCGGATGCTGCCCGACATCATCAAGCGCACCCTGCGTGACCCGAGGAGACGCTGATGGCGCTCACATTCCCGCTCGACCTCGCCGGCCTCTTCGACCGGCTCGCCAGGATCGAGGCGACTTTCGACCTCGGCGAAGCCATGCTTGCGAACGTGACCGGCGGGGGCGAGGTCATCACCTCGACCCATGGCACCCGGCTCTGGCGCGGGCGCATCACCGGGCGCGGGCAGGCCTTCATCGATCTCGACGCCATGACCGCGCGCGTCGACCTCGTGCGGCAGGCGGGCGCGTCCTTCCTTGTCACCCCCTCGCATCGCGATGGACCGCAGGCGGACCCCCTCGCCACGATCCTCGGCGCGGCGACACCCGAGGTCACGACCGTCCATGCCAACAGCCGCGACGTGACCATCAGCGGTCTCCCGGCGGCTTACGTCCTGACCGAAGGTGATCTCGTCTCCTTCACCTACCTCGCGAGCCCGACGCGCTTTGCCCTGCACAAGATCGTCACGGGTGCAACGGCCAACGGCTCCGGTGTGGCGACGGTCGAGCTGATGCCGCCGCTTCGCCCCGGGCATTCCGTGCCGTTCACCCTCCGGCTCGACCGGCCCCGCTGCAAGGCGGTGATCGTGCCCGGCAGCTACCAGCCGCCTGTCCATGATCGCCGCGGGCGCGCCCTGTTCTCCTTCGACTGGCAGCAGACCCTCAGATGACCTGGTCCGTCTCCGCCCAGAACCACCTCCTCGCGCGCGGGGGTGTCATGCCGCGCTGGCTCCTGTGGGTCGAGGCCCGGGCCTTCGGCACGCTCGCCGCCGCCCCGCTCGGGCTCTGGAACGGCGAGGACGACCTTGCCTTCACCATCGACGGCAGCCCCCGCGTCTATCTCGGCGCGCTGTCGCGCTTCGAGGTGGACCCGATCACCTATGCCACCGGCCTCGATGTCCGCGCGCTTTCGCTCACGCTCGCGGCCAATGCGCCAGAGACCGAGGATCTTGTGCGAGGCTTCATCATCCGCCTGGCGCCGGTCGAGCTGCATCTCGCACTGCTCGATCCGCAGACCACCGACCTGATCGACGTCCAGCCGATGTTCCGGGGCTTCATCAACCGCGCGCCACTCTCGACCCCGGCGCAGGGCGGCGGCGACAGCGTCACCATCGAGCTGGTCAGCCGGATGCGGACGATGGCGCTGCCGGGCCCCGCGCTCAAGAAGACCCACCAGTCCCAGCGCCTGCGCGATGCGACCGACGCCTTCCGCCAGTACGGCGCGACGGCGGGCGAAATCGTCACCGAATGGGTGAAGACGTGATCGACACCATTCCCCCGAGCCGGAAGCTCCCCGGCTGGCAGGCCCGACTGACGGACTTCCTGCGCGCCAACCATCGGCGCACCTTCGCGCCGGGCAAGTGGGACTGCGCGATCTGGGCAGCGGGTGCGGTCGAGGCCATGACCGGCGAGGATCATCTGCGCGGGTTCCGGGGCTACCGCTCGATCGCCGAGGGCAAGCGGTTCTTGCGGGCGAAGGGGTTCGACGATCACGTCGCCTATTGCGCGAGCCTCTTGCCCGAGGTGCCACCCGCCTTTGCCCAGCCCGGCGATGTCGCGGTAATCGACGGGCAGAGCCTCGGCATCGTGCAGGGGGCGCAGGTCTACATGTTCGGGGTCAATGGCTTCGGCATGACGCCCTTCTCCGTCATCGGGCGGGCGTTCCGGACATGAGGATCCGTGACCGCATCATACGCAGGCTGGGGCTGGCGCTGGCCCTGATCGGGGCGGCGGGTCCGGCGCTGGCCGACCCGGCGACACTCGTCATCACCGCGCTTGGTGTTTCGACGACGAGCGTCGCCGGCTTTGCCATCCGCATCGGGGTGGGGCTGGCCTTCTCGGCGCTCTCGCAGGCGCTGACGGGAGGAGCCGCGAATGCCAATGCCGCGCCCCGTGGCATCACGCTGCGCTCGACCACGGCGGGCGAGCAGACGCCGCAGAGCTTCATCCTCGGCACCTGTGTGACGGGCGGCAACCTCGTCGCCCCGGAGATGAGCCATGGCGTCGACGGGGACACGCGCTACCTCACCCGCGTCGTCGACGTGTCGGACGTGCAGGTCGACGCGCTGCTTTACGCCATCATCGACGGCAAGCGGCACAACTTCATTGGGGCGGTGAACCCGGACTATGGCTCGACCTCGGATCGCACGGACTATGCCGGCCATGTCTGGTGCCGGTTCAAGGACGGCGCGCAGACGGCCGCCGACCCGGACCTCGTGGCGATCTACGGGAGTTACCCGGCGCGGCCGTGGGACACGACCATGGTCGGCCGGGGCGTCGCCTATGCGATCCTGACCTTCCTCTGGCGCGATGATCCGCAGCTCTGGCAGGGCCGGCCCGAGGTCAAGCTCGTGGTCAGGGGCATCCGGCTCTATGACCCCCGCAAGGATTCGACGGCCGGCGGGTCGGGGACGCATCGCTACGGCACGACGTCGACCCATGAGTGGTCCGACAACCCGGTCGTCATGATCTACAACCTGCTGCGCGGCATCCAGATCCGGGGCGGCGCGATCTTCGGCGGCGGCTTCGCGGCGGCCGACCTCCCCTATGCGACCTGGGCGGCGGCAATGAACGCCTGCGACGTGCTGATCGGGTCGCGGAAGACCAATACTGCCGGGTACGAGGTGTTCATGGGTGGCTCGGACGCGGGCGGTCAGTCGCCGGCCGACGTGGTCGAGGAGCTGCTGAAGGCCT